AGGCCGCGCCGAGCTGCTGCGGCGTCGGGTTCAGCAGGACCGTCTGGCCCGGCCGAGCGCCGCTTCCGCTGTTGCCGTTCCGCGACCCGTTCGCGCCGCCGCCGTTCGACGGCTCGAACGCGAAGTCGTTCTCCTTCACTTGGGTGCCGAGCCACTCCGCTACGTCGAGCGGGTTGCCCGGGTTCGCCGCGCTGAACTTGTTCGCCTTCGCGACGACCGCGCCGTCCTTGACCTCGAACGCCTCCGCGGCCTTGCCGAGGATGAAGTCGATGGCCTTGGCCTTGCCGCCGGCCTTGGTGAAGTGCTCGCCCACGACCGTGCGGAGCGTCGCATCGTCCGCCCGCTTCCGGTCCGCCGCGCGGGCGGACTCGGACTGCGCGAGCTGGTCCTGGACGGGCTTGAGCGCCGCGGCGATGCCGTCGGCCACGAGCTTCGCGACGTCGTCGGCCTTCGTCACGCCCTTCTCCTTGAGCTTGCCGACCTGCGCGAGCGCGTCCTTCGCGGCCGTCGGGTCGATGCCCTCGAACTGGGCCTTGAGGGGCCGCAGCTCCTCGACTTCCTTGGTCAGCTTGATGTTGTTGTCCCGGAACTCGACGATGCGACCGTTCGCCGCCGCGAGGTCGGCCGACGGCGAGAAGCCGGCGGGCGTGCCCTCGATGACGAGGTAGTGCTTGCCGTCCTTCAGCTCGTAGAACGAGCGGACGGCCTCGGGGACGGAGGCGATGTCGTCGACGACGGTCTTCAGTCCGGCCATATTCAGGCTCCTATTCTGTCAGGGTTTACCAAATAAACCCTTGGGACATTCCCAGGTGTCCTAAGGGGTTGCGATGCCGATGGTGCACCGGCAGCGCGGGTGGAGTGGCGGGTCGCCGTCGGGGAACGACTCCCCGACCGGCACGGGCCCGCCGCCTGCGGCTGCTTCGCACAGCTCGCACGGGTCCTCGGAGAGGACCCATTCCTTGGTGGCGTTCTCGCTGAGCAGGCCCTCGTCTTGGGCCTGCGTCCAGGCCTCCTCGACGCCGGAGTTGAGCGCGTCCATGATCTCGTAGCGCGCGATGTTCTCCGCCCGGACGTCGAGCAGCTCGTCGGCGTAGTCCTGGACCTTCTCCTCGACCGCCGCCTGCGCCAGGCCGCCGGCGACGAGCTGGTCCTTGTAGGCCTTGACCGCCTGGGCCTGGGCCTGCGTCAGACCGATGAGGTCGTGGATCATCGCGGCCGCCTCATAGGGAGGCGTGCCCTCGCGGATGGCCTGGAGGATCAGCTGGCGGATGGCGGCCTCGGTCTCCTTGGAGACGTTCGTCACCATCGCGGCGGCGCCTTCCTCGGCGGCCTTCTGCGCGGCCTCGGCCTTGTCGTCGAAGCGGAAGTCGATGACGGGGTTCTTCATCGGAGCGCCTTCGCGACCTTCTCGGCGCCGAGCTGCCCGCCGCGGCGGAACGCGTCGCGCCGGACCTTCTTCGCCGGCTCCAGCGTCTTCGCGACCTCGCCGGGCCGGAACAGCTGCGTGCGGTGGCTGAGGATGGCCGCGGCGATGTCCGCGACGCTGACTTGCTTGCGAAGCGCGCGCATCCCGCGGGCGATGCGGGCCCGCATGAGCGGCTCGTAGTAGTTGGCGGCCTTCTCCATTGTCTACTCCCGGGTGAGGAAGTCCGCGACCGCGTAGATGGACTGCCACTCCGCGATGATCATCAGGACCGTCTCGCCGCGCGCTTGCCGGAGATAGCGCGCGTGCTCGCGGATGCCGTCGCCGGCGACGATCGTAGCGACTGCCTCGGCGAAGACCTCGGCTTGCTTGTTGTCGACCCATCCGGGCTGGAAGACGTGGCCGACCTCGTGAGCGAGGACGGCGAAGCGCGCGTTCCAGCTGAGGTCCGCGTCCACGACGATGGTCCGCGCCTCGGTGTCGGTCATGCCGTAGACCGGGATGCGGCCGTAGGCCTTCGGGTCCTTCTGATAGGCCACCGAGTAGCCGAAGCCTATGATGCGGGCCTCGAGCTCGAGCGCGTCCCAGTATTTGTCGTTGCCAGTCGACACGCGGGTCTTGCCGCCGTGCACGAACATCGTCTCGCAGACCAGCGCCGCCAGCTTGAATGGCGCGTGCTCGAGGATGAACGCTACGAGGACTGCGAGGATGACGCGCTTGACCATGGTAGGCCTCCTACCGGATGAACGAGGTCGCAAGGCCGATGCCTCCGCCCGCGAGGACGTCGGTCAGCCAGTGCTTCCCGGCGGCGATGCGCAGCCCGCCGACGCCGACCGATATCGGCAGCACGAAGGCGAGCCGCGGTCCGCCGCGGGCTTGGAAGGCCACAGCCGTGTGGCCGGACGGCAGCGAGAAGAACGGCTGGTCTGCGCCGCAGACGCCGGACTCGTTGTAGCCGTGGAACGAGAAGAGCGCATGGCACGGGCGCTCGCGGTGGAAGAGCGTCTTGACCAGGAAGACGGCGCCGTAGGTCGCCGCGACGCGGCCGCCCTGCATCAGGAAGGCGCGGCCGCGGTCGGGCGAGTCCCAGCTCGCCTTGGCGTCGAGGACGATCACGACGGCGTCGCCGATCGTGCTGGCGAGGTCAGCCAGGCGCCGCTCCGCCGCGGTCGGGAGCGGCGGGACCAGCGCGTCGACGGCGTTCGGCGCCGGCCGGCCATTGCGCGGGTATTCCTCCTGCGCGATCGTTACTGTTGAACAGAGCGCGAGGACGAACAGCGCGAGGATGGCGCTACGCGCTCGCATGCGAGGCCGCCTCCCGCTCGGCGTGGTCGGCCTTCATGTCGTCGAACTTGTCCATCAAGTATTTCATGCAGACGGTCCACGGCTCGCCGGTCTGGTCGCACGCGTCGACCGCGGCGAAGACGAGGTGGAGGAAGCCGAACTCTGGCTCGGGCTCGTCCTTGACCGCCGCGCGGATGCGGTCGAGGAGGCCGCGCGTCTCCGCGTCCTTGGCGGCGAGGACGTGGCGGCACGCGTTCTTGAGGTTGCGGATGCGCTGCCCCTTGTTCTGGTGGCGGATCCACTGCATGTGCGGCTTCTTCGGCCCGGTGTTCTGGTTCAGGTAGGAGGGGAAGACGATCCCCTTCAGTCCGTGGCGCGCCACGTTACGGCCTCACCAGCGAGCGCTCGCGCGCGAGGAACTCCGCCGAGCCGGGCGGCGCCGGCTGCACGAGCTTGGCCTGCTGGTCGTTGAAGGCCCGCACGACTTCCTTCCCGACCTCGAGCAGCCCGTAGGCGAGGATCTTGTTCTCCATCGGGCCGTTGACGTTCACCTTCCCGTCGTCGGTCATCGTCACGGTGATCTGAGCGACAATCTGCGGCATGTCTCCTCCAGGTGGTTGGTTTTACTTGGCCTGCTTGCCCGCCGGGGTTCCGCCCTGCTGGCCGCCGGGCTGGCCGGGCTTCGGCTGATTCGGGTCGCCGCCAGCCGGCTCGTCCGGCGAGAGCGCCGGGTCGACCTCGGGCTCCGGCTGCATCGCCTTCCGCTTGGCGATGGCCTTCTGCTCCTCGGCCGCGTCGACGCCCTCGCGCGCCCAGCCGCCGGTCGTGAGCAGGTTATACCAGGTCTCGAAGCTCATCTCGCCGGCCTGCAGCGCGGTCAGCGCCACCTGGATCTCGGCGGGCGTAGCCTTGACGTTGAGGAACTCCTTGTTCAGCTCGACGCTGGCCTCCGCGTCTTCGGGCTTCTCGTCGGTGCCCGCCCACCAGGCGAGGATCTGCAGGACCTTCGTCAGGCCGATCTCGATGGCGCCCGCGATCGTGCGGAGGCTGGCGTGCTCGCCGGCGTGGCGGACCTGCACAGCCGTGGCGGTCTCGCGGTCCGCGCTCGCCTGGTCCTCGAGGAGCCGGGCGCCGATGGTCGCCATCTGCTTCTTCTTCTCGTCCATCGCGATGACGATCGCGCCGAGGCCGGTGCCCGCGAACTCGAGCATGCCGGCGCTGCCGTTCACGTCGAGCTCCCACACGTTCGACGGCCCGATCGGCATCGGCCCGTCCTTCGAGCCCTTGCTGCCGGACACCCACGGCGTCGGCAGCGCGACGAGGAAGAGCCCGTATTCGTAGTTGACGGAGTTGCGCCAGTGCGCGAGGTTCACGTCCGCGAGGTCGAGGAGCGGCGGGCGCTCGACCTCGGGGGTCGCGTGGCGGCTGCCGAGGAAGACGAACGGGATGAAGTCCAGCGCCTTGCCGCGGCGCGTGAGCGGCTGCGCCGCCTGGAAGACCTTGTATTCGCCCTTCTTGTCCGGGTTCTCGCGCCACAGCTCGAACGTCGCGGCCGCGCCGCGGAGGCGCAGCACGCGGTATTGCGTCTCGCACTTGGAGTGGAACTCGTCCTTCGGGTCGGTGACGTCGACGTCCTCGCGCAGCACGAGGAGCGTCAGCTTGTCGTCGCCGTCGGTCCGCTCGGTCCTCCAGTTGATGATGTCCTCGGCCTTGTAGCCGCAGCAGTAGGGCCGCTGCTCCGGCGCGGGGCCGGGCTCCTGGCCCTCCGCCTGCGCGGCGGGCGCGGGCGGGAAGTCGACCAGCACGCCGTAGCGCGCCACGGTCATGACCTCGCGGCCGGCGTCGACGGCGAACGACTCGAAGGGCACGCCCGCGCGGGTCACGTCCTTGAGGTAGTCCTCGTAGGTCGCCGGGAAGTCGACCTCGGGCGCCTCCTGGAAGATGGCGCCGACCAGCCCGGTGATCGTGCGGGCGGTCGCGGGGAAGAAGTTCCCGCGCTCGCGATATGCCTTGTTCGGGTCCTGCCCGACGTTGGTGGCCTTCGCGCCCGGCAGGTCCGGGCAGTAGCGGGCCCCGGCGGCGAGGACGGCGTCGCGGCCGCCCACGCAGTCGCGCAGGCGGCGCCACTTGTCCTTCATGTCGTCGTAGGCCTTGATCGGCTTCTCTACTGGCATGGCGTGTCTCCCCATCCGGGCGCGCTCGAGCCGGGCGCCAGCGAGACGGTGTCCCCGGCGACCACGAGGGTCGGGGTCGTCGCGCCGTCGCGGCCGAGCGGGTGGACGTAGATGCGGACCTCGGCGTCGCCGCCGTCGCCCGACTCGTTTACCGACGCCCGCAGGCGGAAGTCGATCTTCCCCTCGCGGACCTCGTTCCTCAGGAACTCCTCGAGCGTCATCCCCACTGGGCCTCCCGCACTCTGACCTCGTTGAACGGCTCCAGGAGCACGGCGTTGAAGGCGGTCCCGCTCGCGTCCACGTAGTCGTCATTCTTGCCCGTGGGGAAGGCGCAAAGCTCAGTGGTATACTCTGCGTTCCACGCGCCGCGCAGCAGGTAGACGTTGCCGGCCTCCACCTGGGAGCGGAACGGCTTCGAGCGCGTGACCTTGGAGCCGGAGACGACGACGCCCGCGTAGTCGAAGCCCTTGAGGGACTTCGCCCGCGCCTCGACGACGGTCTTCCCGGCCGCGCCGCCCTCCTTCTCCTCGCGCTGCGCGACGCCGGGCCCGTCCATCCGGGCCGTCGCGAGCATCAGCTTGTCGACGTTGTCCGGCGAGAGCTGGCCGCCCGCCGGGTGGAACACGACGAACTTCCCGGACCGGGTCTCCCCGATCTTGACGCCCCGCGTCCAGTCGCCGCCGCCCTGGGTCGCCGCGGTGTCCCAGCCGCGCGCCGCGCGCACGATCGGGTCGTCGGACGGCACCGCGTCCAGGTATTTGAACCACTCGAGCTTGAACAGCCCGCCGCCCTCCGGCGCCGGGCGCTGCTGCAGCTGGCCGGCCGCGCCGTAGGGGCCGAGGTCGAGCTCCAGGCGCCGGACCTTGTCCTCCGGGATGAGGGCGGGGATGAGCAGCTCGCCGGGCTCGGTCCTCGGGTCCCGCGCGTCGGGCTGCCACTCGACGTCCGCCCTGTGCACGGGGCAGCGGTCCTCGGCGTTCAGCATCTTCACGCAGTTCGCCCGGATCTCCGCGGTCGCCAGCGACCGGACCAGCGTCTTGTCGGCGTCGGGCATCCGGCACTCGCACCGCTCGTAGCGCATGGGCCAGCGCACGTGGTCGCAGCCGCCGCGGCGCAGCAAGTGCCCGGACAGGTCGTCCTCGTGCAGGCGCTGCATGATCACGACGATGGCCAGGTTCGGGCGCGTGATGCCGCGGCTCGCGATCGTGCGGTCGAACCAGGCGTTGGCCGCGTCGCGCTCCGCCTTCGAGGCCGCCTGGTCCGCGGTCGTCGGGTCGTCGATGATGATGACGTCCGGGTGCTCGCCCGTCCCGACGCCGCCGACCGACGTGGCGATGCGCCAGCCGCCCTTGTCCGTGTTGTAGCGCGTCTTCGTGTTCTGGTCCTCGACCAGCTTCAGCGGGAAGAGGCGCTGGAACCAGGGGCTCGTCACGATGTCGCGGGACTTCAGGTTGTCGCGGGTCGTGAGGTGGGCGCCGTAGCTCGCGCACAGGAACCGGAGCCCGGGCCGCTTGGCCCACGCCCACGCGGGCCAGAAGACCGAGACCAGCAGCGACTTCAGCGTGCCCGGCGGCACGTTGATGATCAGGCGCTTGATGAGGCCCGCGGTGACGTCCTCGAGCACCCCGCACAGGCGGACCAGGTGCCAGTTCTCGGTGAGCGGCTGCTCCGGCTCGACGATGTGCCAGCTGGCCTTGACGAACTCCCACAGCGAGCCGAGGACGCGCCGCCTCTCGAGCTTCGCCTCCAGGTCGCCGACCTCGCGCACCCCGGCGGCGCCGGCCAGGTCGTCCCACTCCGCGGCGGCCATCGCCCGCGGGCGTCGGGAGTCGGGCCCCGGGTCCCCGAAGCGGATGGCCGCGCGCCGGCCGTCTCGATACTCGGCAATAACCTCGCCGAAATTTTCCCGGATGCTCTCGGCACCAGGCCGCGCCTCCGGCGCGGGAACGCCCCCCTCCCAGCCCGCAGGCCGGGGGCCGCGGCCCAGGCGAGCTAGCTCGAGGTCCAGGCTCGAGGCCCAGGGGCCCAGCCCCCGGGCGCCAGGCGTCGGATACCCAGGTAGATGAGAACTATTGCGCACATCAGAGAACACTTGTCCAGCCATGTGCATGCCAGGCTGGTAGTGTGCATTGATGTAACTAACAATCTCTGGTATTACATTGCTGTAGTCTGTATGCTGTGAAGCACCACGCACATACGGGTGTGGGTGGCCTGGTTGTGGGAAGCACTGTGCAGGTGGCCAGGCCCAGGCCTCGGGGTTCGGGCCCAGGCCGGGGTGACCAGGCTCGCCCGCCAGGATGGCCGGCGCCGGGCCAGGCCCAGGCCAGGGGGCGCCTTGGGCCAGGGGCCCGGGGTTCGGGCCTCCCGGCCGGGGCGACGCGGCCAGGGGCGTCCTGGCGCCCCGGGGCTCGGGGTTCG